TGGTGGGGGTGCTGTACCACCACCTGCTGGGGAAGACCTCGTAGTTGGGGATTCAGGCTCGTCTGGGTAGTCAGCATCCCTGTTGTCCTTGACATAGTCATAGGGCTTAGGAGAATCTGGGGCTTTACTTGGGTCGAATGCACGAGTAGTACCTGGCTTGTCCCTGCCTGCTTTCTTGTCCCATGCCGCATCTTTTGCATCTTCGCTAGAGCCATATGTTGGAAGCGATTTTCCAGACTTATCAGTGCTGGTCATGTATGGGCCACCACCTTTATTGGCCGCAATTTCTTTGGCCCTAGCCTGTGCATCCGTTGGAATGTTAGAAGCCTTCTTAGGTGCTGCTGGTGCAGCCTCAGCCGCTGGTGCTACCTCTGGTGCTACCTCAGTACTACCAGCATCCTCTTTAGGTGCTTTAGCAGCGTTCATGCGCTCTACTGTTTTGGCCGCTTGTGAACTTGGGCCAGAATCACCCTTCTCGTTAGAAGGCTCTATAGAAGCGGCAGCAGCCTTGATACGCGCAGTAGCAGCAGTAGCAGCATCTGGTGCTTTAGGTGCTGGGATAGTGTCCTTGGCATAACGATTGTCGTACTTCGTAGGGCCACTTGATTCAGGCTTGCCACGTTCTTTCAGGTCTTCAGCAATCACGGCTGGGGTTGCCTTGGTCTCTTTCTTTGCTTTCCTGGATGCTTTAGACACTGGGGCTGCTCCTTGCGTGGTTGGGGTTGCTTCTACGGGGGCACTTGCGGTACCGTCTGGTGTACGCCATTTACCCGATTTGATGAATCCTTGCTTAAGTTTCTCATTATGTTCCATGGCATCGTTGCTAAATGGTTCATTCGAACTTTTGCCTGTTGCTGCTTTAGCAGATGCTAGAGCAACGCCAAATTGGTCACCCTCCTCGGGGAGGTTATACCTTCCTGGGAGGTCCCCACTTACGATTTCTCCATAACCCTTGCCATACTTTTCCTTTGTTTTACCCAGCAAGTACCTCTTTGGCTTCTTTGCCGCGTCTTTTTGGCTTTGTGAAGGTATATCGTCACCATCTCTAGTTACTCTAGCCATTAGTTATCTCCAACTTGGACGAAGAGATTGAAGTTGGGCGCGGCGCTCTGCGTCAATGAACTCTTTGTTCTGCTTTTCGGCAGTACGCGGTATACCTTTGGGGCCAACTTTTCCATCATTAGTCAATTGTACAGGAATTGCACCAGGTGGTGCAAACTTCTTTCCTTCTTTTTCGTACACGATACCAGTCCAAAGGTTGAACTCTTCTGGCCAAACATAATCTCCTGGATTTACTCGTTCTCCCTTGTGTACCCCCCTGGAGTATTGGCGCTGATTACTTCGGTTTAGTGTGCCTAAGATCTTGTCCTGTCGGCGGTTAGACGACATCGTACCGAGGTATCCATCTGGATACGTTGTGTCTGCCATGGTTCCACGCCCAGACAACCGCTGATCCTTGTTGTTGCGGAAGATTGGCTCTGGCCCGAACATGGGCTGTGTACCAGCACCAGGTGGCTCACTTGGGCTACTCCAGTTGGCGAATGCCTGCTTAGACATTACCGATTACCAGCAATAGAAGGATTGGCCGTTGTCATAAAACCACCAGCAGCACCTGACACAGATGTGATGGGGCGTGGCTTCGCCTTCGGCTTTGGCTTTGGCTTAATACTTTTTGCGGGGGGGTTTACTTTGGTTCCCATAGAGCCTTAGTTTATCATCTGCGGGCGGCTTCTTGTTTCCCCATTCACGGAATGGTTCCTTGGAGTCATCACCGTTACCACCAGTCATGGTTTTCTTTGGTGGTAAAGGTGGTTTCTTCCCACCAGCGCCACCAGATGTCTTAGTTTTGTACGGGCGATCTACCATATCAAGGGCTTTCGCTGGGGACATCATTTTGGTGCGCTTAGTGTTTTGTTTATGGAATCCTTCCACGTCGGATCCATCCTTGAGTCAAGAACAACTGTGATCTTTCCTCGCCCAGTTGGTCGCTTAGTACCATGTTGTGGGGTTGGATCAGAATCTATGGAACCTGTGTAACCTAGATCAGGGTCAGACTTGGCCCAGTCGTAAGGTTGGGCGTCACTTACATTAGAGGGTTTAGATGGATTATGCGCTCTATCTATTTTCTCGCGGCGTTTTCTACCCTTGTACTCCTCCATGGAGATTACGTTGTCGGGGATACGTTTACGAATGAAACCCATGGTTAGTAATCCGAAGTCCTCGGACCATCATACTCAGGACCATCATCACGATTAGAGTATTGCCCAGTGTCCACTTCCTTCTGAGCCCTACGAGCCCTACTCACCTTAGAGAAAGGATGGTCATCTGGAGAATCATTCATTGCTTCAACTTCGTCTTGTCTAGATGGCACAGTATTCTTAAAGTCGTGATCTTCTGGATTGAACCCACGTGGGTTATACTTTTCTGCTTCTGCCCAACTCTCAACCTCTACGTAAGTGTTAGCGTGGGGACCAGCAATTGGGACACCTCTATGGTTCTTTGGCATTATTTACTCCTCTTGCGTAGGGCATTGAGATCTGAATCATCCTTGTTTTTGACCTTTTTGATTGGGGCATCATCTGTACCAAATTTCTTACGCAGTTCATCGAGGTTTGGACTACGCCATTGTACCTCAGTGTCGTTAGCATAAGGTCCCGCTATTGGGGCACCTCTATGATTATGTGGCACGATTACCTACCTTTGGACAGGTTTGAAACTGATGGCCGAAATTGACTCACCATTCTCCCCAACTATATCATCAAAGCCAATTATGTAACAAAGATCAATGCCCCGTGGGGCGACAAAACCACGGGCGATAGCACAAGCCTTCGTAGCCTGATTAACCGCAGAAGCGCCAATCGCTCTTACCTTTGGGTAATGCCCCGCGACAATAGACCTAGCAAGGATGGAACCCACACTCTGGGGGTTGCTACTTCCGCTTACCTTCAGGACATCTTCGACTTTGGAATGAAGTTCTGTGGCCATTTTGACTCCTTGTTGTTGTAAATACAATAGTCAATGGTATCACCTACTTAAACTGTGCATCCTGAAGCAAAAGCACCATATCTGAGAGCCTCATCACTGCATAACTGTCTCCTAAAGCCTTGGCTCCTTTCCCAGGGCGCTTTACTACGAGCAGTGGAACACCAAGCGGTCCTAATCTCTCAGCCTGTTCTACGGTGGCGTTTAACCACCCACTAAAGTCGAATGACTTCTGGTTCTTACATTGGATAGCCACCTCGGCAAGTGTGGTGCGTTGAACAACGCCGTGGATGTCTCCAGAGTCCGCAGCACCCGCTAAGGCTGTTCTACGAGCGTGGGGGAAGCCTTGTTCCTTTAGCCAACCTACGATGGCGGTCTCGAATGACGTGCCTTTACTTTTATGCTTGTTCCCCATCACGAGCCTCCTGTAGTTCGTAGTACTCCAGGACATTGCAAATTTGGTAGAGAAATGAAGGGACAAATTCAACGTGAACCCGTCCCTTGCCTTCCTTAATGGTGTCTGTCAGTAACCTAAGTGTCTGGCTGAGTGTCATCTCGTCGTCCATGTTACGCCCCAAACCTATGGGTACGGTGGTCCATTGGCGCAAGACTAATCCTTCTGCTCAGTTCACGAGAGACAACTTGGGCGCTTCTTTCACACCTGTCAAACACTGCGTCTACCAACTTTCTGTAGGCGCGGCGCTCTAGGTGAACCATAACTTGCTCGGTTACTCGTGGGTCTACATCTCTCTTAGCCTTAGCCACTGTGACCAAGTCACCCTTAGCCTTGTCACCCCACTGCTCGATGAGTACACAAGACTCTAGGTGTTCCAAGATGTTACGCTCACGCTCCTCATCAATCTCTGCACCCACTAGTTGCATCTTGGCGTAAATTAACCATGCCATGAACTCTGTGTACAAATCCATCAAGTCAGCGTCGTGTAACTCTCCGATTTGTAGTGGGAGGTCGGGAAGTATCCCCTTCGGCCTCTTCGGAAGCGGGAACCTCTCCAAAAACCGTTCCATCTCCGTGCCATGTGTCTCCGTTATACTCATCTGTCCTCCAGCATGTTTCTTTATATGGGCAATACTTACAACCAGAACTTGTGGGCTTCTCCGCCCACATTGGCCGCATCGGTGGTATCTCTTTCTCTAAGGATAATAGAAGCCTCCTACAGTTGTCAAGTATTGGTTGAACTAAATCTTTGTTGAACCGCAAGGAGAACTCCTTCACGTCTTGCGTTGGTTTCCACTCATACAGATATACAATCTCGTGGATACCAGTGCAGTACATGTACAACAGCCCTTGTTTTATGTGACTAGGGAAGGGTTGCCTAATCTTCTTCCACAACCCGTCTAAAGTTAGTTCCTTCTTTTCGTAGGCCTTAGCCAAATCTGGTGCCTCAAACCTAATTGTACCCAGTCCCACGGACTTGATCTCAATGAGGGCCTTACCTTGTGCATCGGAGATGATCCCATCAGCGTGTCCAAGGATGTGGTGCTCTTCGTTGCTTAAGGGCACTTCCTTGTATTTAGGGTGGGGTGACCCACACGACGGACAGTTGTGCGGGGCGATTGCCCACCACTTGTGCTTACATACATCACTAGCACAGAGCCAGTTACCCTCTAGAACTCCAGCGTTGTGCAACCACCTCTGCCACTTGGCATGGATGTAGTGGCCCTCTTCAAAAATATTAAGCCTCGTGAATGAAAAGGATTCAGCATCTTTAGGCTTGTCTTTTATTGTGTACCAAGTGGCTCTAGGGCACCAATCACGCTTGGCTAAGTCACTGGGGTGTAAGTGCTTAGTGTCTCTACCGCTGTCTCTGTTCTCTTTGTCTTTAAGTATCTGTAAGGATACGGCGGGCAAAATACGCCCTTGCATCATAAGCAACTTTTTGTAATCGTTGTAATCACCCATGCTGTCCCCTGTATTTATTCCTAGCGTAGGCTCGCCTGTTATGGATTAGTTCCATTTGTGCATCATAGTACTCTCGTGCGCGAGTTGGGTCAATTAGCCTGTTTTTATGGTAGTTATTGGCGAGTTTTAGACTTCTCTGTATCTGGTCACTGTTCACTTGTCATCTCCAAGAAGTCATCTTCGTGCAACACTACATACTTTTTATTGCCGATATCGAACTGTAGGAGGGGAATCCTATCCTCAAGTATTGCTCTTTCCCTCAGTTCTGCGAGGTCTTTTACCTTTATGGTTATCTGCGTTTTCCCAATCGTAAGTTTGTTTTCGACCAGAAACTCTTTACTGCGGACATCGTTCTTACGAAGCCAACCACTACCAGAGCCAGCGTTACGACTACCCTTATATGTATCAGCGGCTCTTTTCTCTTGCTTAACTGATTTCTTAAGTATTCGTTTTTTATAGTCACGTGGTTCTCCTCCTAGGATTGTCACCTAGACACACCATAATGTGTCTCAACTTGAGCGATCAATTTACGTTGAAGGTCCATGTCTTCTCTAAATGCTTCCAGCATCTTTTCCTTACCCTGCCAACGGCCTTCTCCGTATGAGTAATATGCTCCTGCTCTGGTTATCACCTCTATGGCAACTCCAATATTAAGCATGTCTTTCAACGTATCGAAGTTTCCTTTCTTGAACCCCTGAACGTCGGCAAAGTAGAAGTCAATGATGGCGGATTGATTCGGCCTGTGTGTTTTATTCTTTAGGGTGCGTGCTTTGATGGTTTGGCCAACGACTTCATCTTTGTCTTTAAGCCACTCATCTCTCCGTACTTCCACTCGAACGAAATACGCAAAGTTCTTGGCGAGTCCACCTGGGGTTGTCCTATTGTCGCCCCACATGACGCCTATCTTTTGACGCCACTGGTTAATCATTAGCCCAGTACAGGTGCGCTCATCATTAATCAGGGAACGCTTCTGTGCCTCAGACGCCTTACGAAAGAACTTAGATGTGAGGCGAGCACCAAGACCCATCGTAAACTCTTCCATTGTCTTTTCTGACTCATCATTGGGGACAAGTGCTGGGAGAGAGTCGATGACAACACAGTCAGCAGCACGATTGGCCATGATGTTGATTACTAGGTTGTAAGCCTCTTCCATACTATTTGTCTCAACAACCCATAGACGGTCGAGGTCCACACCAATAGAGAGGGCATATTCAGGGACAAATTCCTCAGCAGCAACCCACACGGCTACCCAGTCAGGATTTGATTGCTGGTTAGTGGCAATAGTCTTTAGGGCAAGTGCGGTTTTACCAGAAGATTCATCTCCGATGATTTCCGACCACTGATTTACAGGCCAGCCACCGCCAAGCATAATGTCATAGGACAGCACACCAGTGCTAATCCTTTCTAACTTTAGTCTTGCTTCATTTCCCTTAACAATAGTTCCTGGGCCATGTTGCTTGTTTACTGCTGAGATTATTGAAGAAAGACTACTCCACTGCTTTTCCATGTATTGCTCCTAGTTGTTCTACGATTTATACAGACCATGAGGACTGATCCGCCTGTTCATACTTGCCATTCCACCCGCACTCAAAGCATCTAGGTGCTGGGGAGATACCACTCATGGATGCGTTTGCTCTACTAAAGATGTTCTTGCTTCCGCAGCGTGGGCAGGTTAACCCACCGTCTAGTCTATGCCCCTCCCCACCGCTCCACGAGCGTATCGCGGTACCCATGGTCGTTTCACCTGTAGAGTTATCCCGCACAGTGGTGTTAGTGGGCATTCTCTGCTCCGCTAATGTCCTTGCCTGTTGCTGGAGGGCTGGGATGACGTGATTTGGGGTATACGGAACAGACCTACGCTCCTCTGTAGGAGCACCAGACAAGGCTTTATCCCACCAACTACTCATTACATAAACCTTCCCATCAACGCGATCTTTTCAGTAGTCAACAACTTCTGAACAAGAGCCATACCAAACGATAGCAGAACCGTCTTAGACCCCGCAATCATCTCCGGAGTTGGTTTTTCTGTGTTCTCATTGCTGGAGTCTAACACTTCACTAAACCAATTCACAGACTCTATTACTTCCCCGTACACACCAAGTTCCTGCAAGATATCCCATTGGGCGTTTATTAAGGCGTCTTCCATTGTCGCAACTTCTGGAGAGGCTGCTAGGAAGCCCATATTGGCTGCTAACCCTTGTCCAGAAGGCAGTGACAACATGAGACAGAAATTGCGCTTTTCTATAACTTTGCTCATTTTCCTTTTGCCTCCGACCAACTCGTAGATGCGTGACATGAAACTCTTAATGTGACCCCCATAATACTCCTATTATGCCCCATGGCACTCATTAGCATCTCTATGGTTTCAGACTCTCTGCCAAGAGGGGTGGTGGCTACTAACTCATCATGTATCTGGAGCAGCATGTGGGAGTCACTCCCCTCAAACGCTTTGTATACGTCTATCATTGCTGTTTTACAAAGGTCTGCGGCACTCCCCTGAATAATTGCGTTGATGGCCTGGCGTTGTGCCTGTGACTGCAACTCCCTGCTTGGGTGGTTTAAGTTAGCAAGGCGTCTACGCCTACCTGAAATAGTGGTTACATACCCAACTTTGGTTGCTTTTGCTATCGCTACCTGTTTCCACTTGGTCAACTCAGAGAAGTTACTGTAGTAGGCGCGAAGAATCTCCTCTGCGTGGTCATCCTCAATACCCGTTACACGAGCAAGTTTCACGGCCCCACCACCATAAGCGGTTAGAAAGTTTACTCCCTTACCAATCTGCCTCTGCTCTGCTGTGACATCCTCTACGGGCACTTTAAACACGGCGGCGGCGGTGGCGGTATGAATGTCCTCGTTGTTCTTAAAGATTCTTAGTAACTTTGAGTCCTGACTAAACATCGCCATAACTCTAAGTTCTATCTGGTCATAGTCCGCCACCAACATCGAGTACCCAATTGGGGGAATAAACAAACTTCTAATCGTAGAGTCTCTAGGTATGTTCTGTAAGTTAGGGTTAGATGATGACAACCTGCCCGTATCGGTTCTGTGTAGGTGGAACGATGGGTGCAATCTACCCTTGTTCAGTTTGGGTATGAGCCCGTCAACATAAGTTGATTTTGTTTTCTGTAGTTCCGCGTAGCCCAACAGAAGGGGGATTAACGGATGCTTATCTAGCAACTTCGTTAATGCTTCCTTGTCTACAGATGGGGCACCCTTCAGTGTTTTCTTTACAGGCTTAAGTCCAAGACCCCCATCCCGCTTCTTGTTGAACAAGAACTCTTGCTTCTCTTTATTTGAGTCAGGATTAAAGCCTGAGTAGGAGTGGTCCGCAATAGCCAACAAGCATTCTTTTTGGCGAAGTTCTAGTTCTTTCCTAAGGGTCTTTAGAGCCTTACTGTCTACTAAGATACCGTCATCTTCCATGTGCATCAGCACTTCTAGCACCTGCATGTCTTGTTCGACTACCTCTTGAAGTGACGGGGTCAGCCCTATCTTGGCAAGTAACTTTTTATACAACAACCAGGTCCACCTAGCGTCAAGGTGTACATACCTACAGGCTGCACCAAAGGGGACGCTGTTGATAACGCTGGCTAACTTCCCTTCTCTAGCATAGGCAGAGTGAGAACCAAAGTTGTGGGCGATTAAATTAACAAGGGAGAAGGACTGAAGATTCTCATCCTCAATGTGTTGGAGTACCATAGTATCCATGTATGGTCCTGGGGGAATCTCCCCGTAGTACTTCTTAAGGGAGCGAGCATCAAACTTAACGTTGTGCCCAACCTTAGTTAACGGGCTAAAGAATAGTGGGCGCAATATCTCAAACACGTCATAGCGTGTCAACTGCTTAGGAGGGTCTGAATACACCCCAGGGATTAGGTAGCGAGCCTTTGCTAAGGACTCCTCACCACTTTTGAGCACCTTACGGTAGCCAACTGGAGGGATAGTGTCCCCATCGCCACGCTGCTCTGGGATGAGTACTTCCCCTTGTAGGTGCCCCATGGGGATGGCCCATGAACGCCCATGTGTAGCAATGCCTATCCAAAACACTTCGTTTCGTAATGGGTCTAATGCTAGGTCTTTTAAGTAACGTAGTTTAACTACCTCAGTTGAGCGGGTGACTGTGTCAGCCGTGGGGCTCTTAAGCGTTGTGATGTGTTCCGCGCACTCTTTTAAAAAGTGCTTGTTAACATCATCATGGCGCTCAAGAATCCCACGGGACTCAATATCAAATGCAAAGGCTCCAGCGTTGGTAACAACCTCAACTAGATCTTGCAACTGCTCAACGGTTAGTACCGTTTGAGCCATGTGGTTTACCGAGCGTCTAGCAACTCTGTTGCAATAGCAAGCAACTCAGCGCGTGTAGGGATGCTTAAGATGCTGGCGTCATACACGTTTGTTACCAACGATGTCATCTGCTCATCTGAGATGGCAACAAGTGCCCACTCTTCCAAGTCACGCTCACGAACCATCTGCAAAACAGTCTGAGTCTGTGAACCCTTGCCTGTTTTTGAAACTGCCCAATAATTCTTGGACAGTGGCCCTTGGCGTGGGTCGTTGTGAAAGTTCTTCAACTGGTCGATCAAACGCACACCGACCTCGAAGGACTTTACAGTCGTGTCTCCGCTTTCATCCATTAGCCCGATGTTAAAGGCGAACTTAGTGCTTGGGCGGTTTCCAGCGTCACACAGTGGACAACCCTGTGGGGAGTCATGTAGACAAGTGAAGGACTTCTGACCCGTGCGCTCAATCCAGTGAGTCCTAAAAGATGCGTATGGCTCATCCTCTAGGAACTTAATTACCTGAGTTGTCTCAAGAACCTTGAAACGTTGGGCGAAGTCAGAAGAGGCTTCCTTGATCTTTTCTGCTGCACCCCAACCGCGTTTGATGGTGCGGGCGACGGGGGCTGTGGCCTTTGCTGGTGTGTCATCGTCATCGGCTTCCTTAACGGATATGCCTGCTTGTTTCTTTGCTGTCGGAGTAGTGAACTCCGCTTCGTCGTCTGTCTCGAAGTCTTCGTATCTGTTCTTTGTCATGTTAGTTGTTTGCTTTCTGTGTTGGGTGTTTATGTGATTATGCTTACTTTTTCCAGTTTTCCTTGATGTGTTTTGTGAATGCTATCCAAGCCGCTCTTTCCGAAACGGTCCTATTCCGTGAGACAAGACCGAACTGTTGAAGTGACCGTAGTAGTAACTCTACCTGATGTTTGGTGTATAACCTACATCCTTTTACAGATTTACCAGGAATTTGTGTCCCCGTTGGCTTGTCTGTCCTATAGGTGGCGTTGGGGATATAACCCCTGGATTCCCACGCCCGTATGGTGGTTGGGGACCTATGTAATAGACTAGCAACATCTCCAATCTTATAAAAGGGGGTTTTCTCACCGTTCACTAGAAAGTATACGGGCTTAGTACCATAGAAAGGATCGTCAGTTAGGTTCTTCGCCTTTACTGCTGCCCTGCTTTTGGGAACCGTCGAACCTGGGTAGTTCTTGTTGGCGGCGTCTATGCCTTTAGCGCCCATACTTCCTTCTCACTGTAGAACGTCTTTAGGGTCTCCTGAATGGCGTCATTATTCCAAGCCAGTCCTAACAACTTGTCTTCGCTTAGTACCTCAATGGTTTCTTTTACAGTGTCCCAGTGGCCTGTCTCTTTAGACCATGCTTCAGCAGCGGCGCTATTAAATGACTTAGTCAATCTACGCTCTCGCTTAATCTCAATGTCCCCCATCTCAATCCAAAGGTTTCCCTTCTCGTCAGGCTTACCGTGTGCCAGTAGTGTCCCTGTCAGTTCAGCCTTAAACCCATCAACTCGCTTTTGCAGGGCTTCCAAAAGTCCTTTGCTGCTTCGGTACTCCTCTACCAACTTGCGTGTGTACTCAACGTCTAGTGGTGTGCTTTGTGGGGCTTCCCGTTTTATGTTTGCCATGTTATACCTCGCTGTTTGTTATGAATGTGGATAGTGTGCTTAAGTTTAATTGGAAGTTTCCGCTGGTGTCGTAACCACCATCTATGAAGGCTTTATTAATCCCTCTCTTTTGTTGCAGCATTTCATATTGCCGTTCTTCAATACTTCCCTTCATTACGAATGACACAATATTAACATGCGGGAACTCAGATGACAACCTTATGATTCTGGCTTCGCGTTGGTCTAGTTTTCCAGCGGACCACGGAAGGTCATATGATATAAGGTAATTAGCGATAGGTAGGTCAACACCATACCCTCCTGCGTCTGACGATAGAAACAATCTTGTTTTTGGGTCTGTGGAAAACTGCTGTTTAGACTTGTCCCTGTCCTTCATAGCCATGTCACCCATAAACAGCACACTGTTCGTAATGCTTGCTGATGCTTTTTGGATGAGGCGCAAATTGTTCTTGAAGAACGAAAACACTACAACCTTATTGATTGGGTCTTCGTCCAATACTGTCTCTATGTATTGAAGCACCGCATCAAGTTTTGGAGTAGCGGTTGATTTGTTCAAGTAACCTTTAGCAAGCATCTGTGCCGCGTGTTGACTACCCTTCCCCGCTCCGTACAAGTTGTAGTTGTTGGCGGAGTTAACGACTAGTTCTGGGTTGTCACAGAACATTCGTAGGGTTGTCAGGCGCGACATTATCTCACCGCGTACTGCATCTCCCTCTTTACCATAGTAGTGGGACCACAGATCAAAGTTGCCCCCATGAGAATCAAGCGCCTTCTGGATGCTGTCCAATAAGTCTTCCGCCAATATCTTGTAAGTTATGGCCCCGCTGTAGTCGAAGGGAACGGGTATGAAGTGTGTGATTACTTGGGGGAGTTGGTCTGCTATATCTTCTCGTGTCTTGCGAATCATTACTGGGAGCATGCTCTCATGTAGTGATCTAAGGTTACGATACCTTTTTGGTCTCCCAAACCCGTCTCGAACGATGAAGGTAGCATCAAAGATAGAGAACTTCCCCAATACCGCTGGGTTAACAAACTCCATAATTGAGAATAACTCTTCTGGCTTATTCTCAATAGGTTGACCCGTTAGTGCAAAGCGGTAGTGGTACTTTTTACCTATCCTCTTGAGTAGTCGAGAGCGCTTTGTTCGTGGGGTTTTAATCATTGTCGCTTCGTCTACCACGATGGCGTCAAACACATGCTTCTCATACAGCGGGAGGTCGTTAATCAATGACTCAGAATTTACTACAACGTAATCTACGCTTATCGCTGTCCTCCATAACTTCTTTCTTTGTGAGGCACTGCCATCAATAACTGTTACCTTAGCGTCAGTAAATTTGTGGATCTCTCGTTCCCACTGAAACTTTAAAGAGGCTGGCACCACAATAAGTGTCTTAGAAATGTCTCCTCTGGCTTTGAGTGTTTCCAGCGCTGCGAGTGTCGTTACTGTCTTCCCAGCGCCCATCACCAGGGCTAACAACATCTGGCCACGGTCAATCATTAACTCTGCGGCCTCTTCTTGAAAGGGGTACAACTTACCCTTAAACATGGGACCACCATGGGAATACCGATGCTTTACTGAGGGCGGTCACTATGTCTTCGTGTCCCATGTCCCCAATGTCTTTCGCATCTGTGTGTGAGTACTGCAACCACTTTATGCCATGGCGGAATGCTGGCAACTTTCTCATAAGAACTTTTCCAGAGGCTATCCCAGCCGCATCGTTGTCTAGGGCAACAATCAGTAGGTCAACAGAATTTGCTAACAGTGATATTTGCTCTTTGCTGACATGTGCCCCAAAGGAGGATAAACCACTGCAACCATCAACGACGGTAGAAATGCGGGCTACGTCTAATGGGGACTCCACCAATACTCCAATGGAACTACTCAGCGTGTCCAGCCCGAAGAGTGTCTCAGACTTCTTAACACCCTGTGGATAGTTACGAACCTTGCTTGGTGACTTCTCCTGCCACCCCCACAACTCTCCATGCTGAGAAACTATTGGTAATACCCATGTTTGAGATTCCCTAACAAACCTAATACCATGCTTACTAGCAGACGCACGATCAATCCCCCGTGTGCGTAGTCTGTTATCTGATGGGGCGGCAAAAGCACTGAAGGCCTTCCAATCAACCTCTGGGCGTTTTTCTACAACCTCTTCAGAGTTTAATCTGTCCAATCCTGCATGTACTAAAAAGGAGTGCACAGCAATAATGGAGTCTGGTTCACCTGTAAGTTCCGCAACAAGACTGGATAGTGTGCCCCGGGCCCCACAGGAGTGGCACAGCCATAAACCGTTGTGGGCATTCATAGACCAAGACGGTGATTGGTCTGCCTTCCCAACACGTTTAATGTGCACTGGGCAACGGGCTGAGATCTCCTTTTCACCAACCCGCTTAACCTCTACACCGAGTTGGCGCAGGATGTCGGCTACGTCAGTAGTACCATTTGTCACTCTCGTCTGTGTCTGCATCATCACCCGCCCCCACTTCTGTAAAGTCCATGTTGTCCCAATCCCAGTTAATGCGTATCTCCCCAAGAGGTGCTGAACGAGCGAGTACAACGCGAATGATTCCCTGGTTCTCAATGTCTGGGTCAGACTCAATGGACAAGATCAGGTCTGAGTCTTGGGCGAAAGATGAAGTGTAGCCAATGGCGTCAGCAGTAACTCTACGAGACTTCTTATTACCTAACTTCCATGCCAAGATCTGAGTTGTCCCAACCACGGGGATGTCTGCATTCTGCGCCAACCTCTTCAGTCCGCGTGTGATGTTTGTAAGGGACTGTGGTGACCCCTTAGGTGCGCCATGCTCATCATCCATTAGGTACACACCGTCTATGAACAGGATATCTGGGCGGTACTCCTTGACCTTTGCCATCAAGGAACTAACGGTCGTTAGTGATGATGTGTCCTCAGAAATTACAAACGGGTGCATGTTCTTACGTTGTCTAAGGGTTTCCTTGACCCTATCAAACTCTTTGTCTGTCATAGACCCTCGTAGGATGTTGCTGTAGGGAACCTTCGCAACAATGGCGTCATAACGAGAGGCCTGTTCTTCATAAGACATCTCAAAGGATACAAAGAGAGGGCGTTTTCCATGAAGGTGGGCAGCGTTTGCCATCATGAGTGTCATCAATGACTTACCCTTTTTGGCTTCACCAACAAAGGTTACTAACTGTTGTGGACGTAAGCCCGATGTGATTCTGTCGAGCGTGGGGATTCCAGTTGGTATTCCACGAAGACCATTAGGGGTTTTGCGCATCTCGTCATAACGTGCGACACGCTCTTCCCATGTATCAATGAGGTTGATGTCCCTAAGACGAGCCACATCTGCGCCCGCTCTCTCCACACCAGACGCGAGTATCTTAAACGCTGCATCCGTGTTCCCACTATCCAGGGCGGGCATAGCAGAGGACATAGCCTCAACGAGATTCCGCTGTCTGGAGGCTTTAAACACCTCTCCAATAAGAGAACTAAAGGGCTCAGTAGTTGCATCAACAAATGTGAGGTCGCCAAACTCTTGCTTGACCGCACGAACAGTTGGGACGGCATCATGGTCGCGCCAAAAGGTGAGCATCCATGCCCATACAATGGACCACTCAGTAGTTAAGTGCTCTGCTTTAACCCCATGTTTTAATGGGTATGTAAAGTCTGCTTCTTGTATTACCTTACTAACAAGTAGATGCTCGGCACTAGACATTAGATAGACCACGCTGTGTTTGGAGTAACCACTGTAGACCTAAATCCAATTATCTGAGCCTGTTCTTGGTCTGCTGTATATATCTTGGTTATGCCTCGATTAAATTGAAGGTCGAAGGCCAAATCTTCGATGTTGTCGTAGGCAACTACGTTGGTCGCTATACCTTTGCGCGATAACCAGTTCTCGATAGCGCCACCGATACCAGCATTTAACAAGGTGTACACCTCAGTACCAATCCCAAGACGGTTAATGGCATCCCCTAAGTATTTTATTGGTAGAACGTTTGGTTTCCACATCTTTAAGTACGCTTCCCACTTTTCTGTCTTTAGATAAAACTTTGCCTTTATTGCAGCAACCCCCTCAGGTGCTGATGCCAGAACGCCTTCAAACATTGTCGCCTGCATTTTTGATGCGTATGGCGCAAGATCATTTCTTTCCATTACTGGTTAACCGATAATCCTTCCCCGAGAACGGAATTGAGAGGGTGCATTCTTGAAGAATGGATGGTAGTCGCTTACCATACAGTGTGTCAAGTCTGTCGATTGGGTACTCCGAAGTCACTATGGTGAGCAACTTCTGTTCATAGCGGCTGTTGAGCATCGTGGTAATCGCCTTCTTAGTATAATCTGACTGCCTCTCCATCCCCAAACCATCTAGCACAAGAATGTCGTACACCGAGTAGATGTATTTAATCATGTCTGGGTCCCCGTACATGTCATCAAATTCTCGATCTTTCTTATTCATGTGGTCAAATACTGCTTCCATGTACTTGTCACTAGTTACGAAGAAGCCACCCAGTTGTTTGGTGAACACGATTTCTCGTAAGAGTGCTGCTGCTATGTGTGTCTTTCCTGTACCTGTTGGGCCGCATAGATACAAGCCCTCCCCAGACTCTCTATTTGTTTCAAAGTTTGTTAACCACCCCGTTAGCAAATTAACAATGTCAACCCCGCCTTGATGCTCGTACTCCGCAAAAGTCTTCCCCATAAACCTCTTTGGAATGTGTGCGTTTGCTACCCGTTCTAGGGGTGAGCGATTTCTCCAGTATCTTGCTGAGCGCCATTCGGTCATAAGTATTTTTCCAATCTTGAGTCCAAAATGTACTCTGAGTCGTCAACAACAGCAACCCCAATAGTCACAAGTTTGAATAGTTTATCTTGCTTGGCAAGGAATCCTCGCCAGGCTGAAACCTCAATTGGTAGTGGTGTTTGCTTAATCTCCTTTGCGAACAGATCAATCATCTGGTACATCTGATTGGATGTCACTCCCTTCTCACGCATGTTCTTGAATGCCTTTGTTAAGGCTGGGCCGTTTACTGGTGCGTTCAGTGTCATGGACGACGACGTTGTAGCCTCTCGAAAGTAACTAACAAGACGAAGTAAACTCCCAGTCTTTTCTAGTGGGTGTACCACGCCTTCATCTATGTCCTGTCCTATGGATTTGACATCCCAGTCGTCAGTCTTTCTTATTTTCACCATAATGTGCAACTCGAATCCTTCTACTGTTCTCAACTGGTGTTAGGGACATTGCTGTTCCCTTTAGCGGCTTACCCTTTTCATCCGTTCCAAGAGTTTCGTACTCCCACATCCAGCGCATCGTTCGCTTCATAACAGCCCCTCCTCTAATGTCTCGTATTGGACGAACTTTCCCTGCCCATAACGGATGTAATGTTGAACCTCAAACTTCCGTAGCCGTTCCACTTCATGTTCCAAGAAATCAATTCTAGCCATTAACATGTCTCGTTCTTTAGCCATGCCAATTATCTTGTTCCTGCCACTCATCAATCTCCTCCCTCATCACAGGAGAGGTTATATGCAGTTATTTCTTGTTGCTCGGCATCTCTTTTATCCAAGGCGTGGAGACGGTTTGCTTCAGCCGAGGCTTCATCTTGCTCAATGTCCATTATCTCATTTTCATAATGTATGCGCAAAGAACTCATGGCTATCTCAAACTCATTATCTATCTCAACAGTGTCTAAGACACGTCTAGTTGTTATCTCTACGATGTTTTGCATAAACACTGCCAGTGCATGATCCCGTGGAAATTGTGACATGTTATTCTCTCCCGCTACTTATGAGGTCTATCGTTGCGTTGAACCGTTTGTTTGCAGATTTCATTGCCTCATTGTAAACCGCCGCGAATGCTTTGGTTGACTCATTGTATTCGTCCAGCGCATCCGCCGTGGTCTTCTCATAAAGTTCCCCCGCCTCAGCGTCGAGTTCCTCTTTGGACTTCTTTGCTTGCTTCCCCTTCCACTCAGCATCTTTTTCAATAGTAACTTTTGACAGACGATTACTTGAATGTTCAAAGATAACAACGCCTTCTGGCTTCATGTAGCCTGGGGCGGCAAATGAACCACGCAGCCTCAAGCCAGTGAGCGCTTCCCCGATAGCCGATTCAGCCTCAAGCCATGGGATGTTCCCCGCGATCACGGGAACACTACAGAGTTTCGGCGTTAGAAATGGAACCTCGAACCAGCGAGAGATGTTGAACAGGCTGAATCGTTTATCACCGTTGAGAAGTCCGTAGCCACGATTGATGCTTGAACCCCACCACTCGCCATAGTGATGGCCCACGCCAAGATCTGCTGCCAGTGTGTCTTTGTTCTCTTGTACCCAACGGGCGAAACCATGATTGTCTGCCTCTTTGGTTTCGTAGGACAACCACCGTGTGCGGCCACCAGCACGGACATGGAACTCATCCAGAATCTCTGGGTGCTGCTCGATTAAAATTAGACCATTTGAACCATCAATCTTTTCGGTGATTGTGATTGGTCTACGATGGCGCGGAATCTTTCCAAATGCTGGGTACCGCTCTTCACGCACTTTGTGTTCTTCTATCACTTGTTGTCTCCTTCTGTTATACCGCTTTGATATTCTTCTAGTTTGTCCCTATCCTCAGAGTAACTGTTCCAAGCCATCTGCTTGAGTGGGCCAGGTGCTGTTTTACGCCATCTGGCTAATGTCTCTTGGCAATTTGCCTGAAGATGTTCCAGCACGATATCTATCTCGGCATCCATATCAGCCTCCTGTGGGAGGATACTCTACATGTTCTCCAGACTCTCTGCAAGTCTTCTCCGTGATTAGTTTGAACTGACGTTCCCACTTAGGGTCCGACAGAAATAGGTCTTTTTCTTTGGTTTGGTTTTCTCCCCCTTCTAGATTATGATAAGTCTCTATAGATTGGGTGTCACTG